AGAGTTCTGCATAAGGATCGTCATGCTGAGGACCGTGGGCTCCTGGAATGCGTGGTCCGTGATCGAGGCGCCATCCTGGATTGGTTGCTTCGTGATCGTCAGCGTGTCGTTCGTCTCTTCCTTGTTCGTCACGTACCCGGTGAACTCTCCGAACTGGCGAGTCTTCCCGAAGATCAATGCGCTGATGGAGATCGGCTGGCCTATGAAGCTCACTGAGCCACCGTCCTGAAGTTCCTGACCGTGCTGCGATTGACGGCGTTCTGCTGGTTGGCCACGGCCTTGCCTGTCGCCTGGGCGTCAGCGCTGCCGAGGACCGTGATGTTCGTCTGCGCGTTCAGGTTCTGGTTCGTCGTCGGTGCGGCGACGTTCGGGTTCAGCGCCGGCTTGTCCGAGAACAATGACCCGCTCCGATTCACGTCGACCTGTCCGGCCCCGAACACCGATGCGATGCTGTTCAATCCGATCACGCCGAGCTTCAGGGCAGCCTCGACCAATGACCCGACCATCTGAACGATCCCACCGACGATCTCGAGGATCCCCCTCAAGACGCCCCTGAGGTTCTCGAAGAAAGCGAGGAAGTCACCGCGGATCAGGGATTGGAACGCGAGCACCAAGTTTCCGATGACGTCGATGATCCCCTCGATCGTGTGCCTGAACCCCTGCCACGTGGCGAGGAACGAGTCGAGCACATCCATCTTCATGAACAGGCTCGCGAACGTAGTGACGAGCGTCTTCACCGATTCGATCACGAGGTTGATCAGAGGCATGAATGCCTCGAGGGTCATCATCACCTGGTCGAACCCATCCTTGACCTTAGCCAAGGCGACGATCACACCGGACCAATCGAAGAAGGATTCACCACCCTCCTGGAACGTCTTGAAGTCATCGTAAAGCGCGATGATCGCGACGAGTCCGGCGAAGATCATGCCCAGAGGGCTGGCTAGGAAGGCGAGGTTCAGCGCCTGCCATGCGACGACGAGTCCCATGATCACCGTCGACCACCCGGATGTCGCCTCATGAAGTTTCGCGAAGAAGTCCCAGATGCGACCGAGGATCGACCAGACTCTCGTCCCGAATAGGATCAGGGCGTCGAACGCCTGGAACATGATCTTCACGAACTTCTCGAAGAAGCGCTGGATCTTCGGCATGTTGTCGTAGATCTTTTTCCGGAACAGATCCATCTGCTGCGTCAGCAACGGGAAGAACTTCGATGCGACGGATACGTAGATCGCCTTGAGGGCGTACTTGGTCTTCTCCATCGCGAGGTTGAACATGATCGCCTGCTGGGCCGCCTTGCGGAGGTCTACGCCGGCCGCTGAGTACGCCTTGAGGAGCTCCTGACGGAGATACATCATGCGATTGATCGATGGGGCGATGAGCCTGAGCTGATAACCGAGCTCCTCCACGGATCCGGCCGCCTTAGAGATGCCGTAGAAAATACCGACGCCGGCCGCGGTCATGGCAGCATAGAGGGCCCCGACTCGTTTCGTGGCGCTGATGAGGCCCTGATTGAAATCACTGAATGACTTCTTGTCGATCTCGAAACCAAGACTGACTAGGAATTCCTTGATGACGTCGCCGGTCACTCGTTCGCCTCCCTGTAGAGAATCTCGTTCGTCTGTTCGACATCTAGATACTCGTTCATGATCGAGACGTCTTCAAGTCCAAGAGTTCCGTCCACGAGGGATTCGTAGCGGCACATCCCGGCCCGGCACGGTCTGAGAACCCACTCCTCGCCTTCACCCATCGAGGCCCATTGGACCTCGCGCTTGGTGCTTATTGACCGTGTTTTACTTGCGGGAGCGCGGTGAAAAAACCTTGCAGGTTGTACATGAAAGCACGTCCTGCGCAGTGGAGCAATGTTGGGAGCTCGAGGGAGTCGAACATGATCACCTGGTCGGATGCGATGCGCGCCCATCCCTTGTCCTGCTTGATCTCCACGGATTGCAGGAGAGAGAGGAGGACCTTGTTCGCGTCCTCGTCGGACAGGCGAGAGAACGCGCTGATGACCGGTGAGAACTCCCCGAAGTCATCGGGGGTGAGCCCATCGGCCTTCTTCCCGATCTTCGAGAGGACTGGGAAGAGCTCAGACAAGACCGGCGTCATCCGACGCACGATCTGGAACTGCTTCAGGGCATTGATCTTGGAGAGCTTGAATGTGTGCCCTCCCGTTGAGAATTCATTTTCCATGGATTCATTCCTTTGTTGTCAGTGCTATCCGGCACCCAGGATCACGTCCCCTTTGATGACGTCGAAGGTCCATTCCATCATCCCGCCCTCTTTGGCGTAGGTGACAGTTGGTTGCTTCGAGAACGCGCATGCTTGGAGGATGATCAAGTCCCCGCGGACTGGGTCCGTCGTGGTGATCACGTTCGCCCCATGCAGGGCGGAGCTCGCGGTCTGGATGTTGTACATCAATTGAAGCTGGTTGTTCACCGGTGAAGTCTTGAGCAATCGCACGGTCACCTTCTTGGCGTCGGACGCCACGAGTGAGTGCATACCGCTGCCGTCGGCACCGATGGTCATGATGTTCTTGTCCTCGTGAGCCTCGATGGTGATCCCCTCTTCGGCCGCCTGCGCACCCGAGGCCATGTTGAATGAACCGCCGGGTCCGAGGATGGTGCAGTTTACGTTCAAAAAAGAATATACGCCCATTGTCTATCCCCTCCCTATCGGTTGACGTCGATGATGACGTTAACTTGTTGGATCGCTCCGGCCAGTTTGATCGCCACCTGGATCGGGGGCGCGATGCGCGCCTCGCGGTCAGCCTGCGATTGGAGGGCGATCGGTTGTGCATAGATGTAGTAACCGGTCTTCAGGAACGAGCCGGTCGTCAACTGACCGAACGTCGCGGTCGAAGTCCATGTCCCGGGGGCGACAATGCCGTTCGTCACGGCCTGCGCGCACACCTGTGAGATCGCGTTCACGAGCTGGTTCATGCCCTGATCGGTCTGCGGGATCTTCGTCGGTGATGTATAAAGGAGGTTGTAGCACGCGTTCTGGACGGCGTCCTGCAACCAGTCCGTGTCGTGGATCTCGTCGAACCACGCTGGTCCCGACATGACTCCGTACTGGATGATGTTCGTGTTGTTCACGTACTGGGTGAAGACGTTGCAGCGCTTCGACTGGAGCGTGTTCGCCTGGGTCGTCGTCAGGTTCTCGGCCGCGACCGAAGGCTCCTGCTTGAACATCATCGTGATCACGGTGTTGTTCCCTGTGAAATCGACGGTGAACGCCCGACCGAAGTACGATGCGATCGCGTACTGATTGAGAGAGTACTGGCAAAAGCTTCGCAGGTAACCAGCGGCCATCTGACGGCTCGCCAGGTCCGTGGTGTTCGACGAGTCAAGCACGCCCGGGTCGATGATCGTCACGCCATAGATGCGTCGGATGTCGACGGCCTCGATGAACGACGACACCGCGATTGACTGGTCGTCGGTCGGCTGGACTGATGCCGAGAACATGAGCCCGTACCACAGGGTCGACATGTCCGAGAGGATCGATGCGCACTGGACTGGAGTCTCCGCCGCGTACCCAGAGACGAGTCTCGCGCCGGTCGCCGCCGTGAGCTTCAGGATCGCCGAGATGTCAGTTCCGGAGCTCGATGACTGCGCGAAGCTGATCGCCGATGATGTGCCGGTCGAGCTGCTCGTGATCGTGAACTTGGATCCGTCCCATGTGCACGTGGCCCCTGTCAGGCCAGCCGTCACGATGGTCGCGACCCCATTGAGGTTCGTCGCGCCCGAGAAGTTCAGGCTCGCGATCGTGTAGAGGGTCCCGTCCACGCTGATCTTGAATGATCCGTTAGTGATGACGGTGAAGTTTGAGAGCATCTGCTGTGTCGCCGTCAATACTCCACCGATGTTCAGCCCGGCGGATGCCGTGCGGATCCATCGACCGATCATCAGGGTGGTGGGGGTAGGTGACTGGCCAAAATAGAGCTGAGCCGCATAATACTCCGGAGCACTGGTCCCGAAGTCCAGCGCCACGCCGCTGATGGATGAGTACGTCCGGAACCTCTGCGAGCCGTCGATCACGTTGGAGTCGCCGGCGATCATCAGCACGCCGAACGATCGCGTGGGCGCCGCCAAGGGCGAGAGGTTCACGATCACGTTCACAAGTCTCGATACGGGGAGTGACATGCTATTGTCCTTTCAAAATGAGTGTGATTGTTCGGTCAGCGCCCTCAGCCGAACCCGCGACGAGCTCGATGAAGTTAACTCCCTGGAGGTCGGTCGGTGGAATCACCACGTACCGTGATGCGGCCACCGTATAGCTGATCTGGGTTCCCGTGGGACCGTAGACTGGGACGTAGGTCCCTGCCAGCGAATCGGACGCGTTGATCTTCATCGCCGTCGACGTGAGTGCCGACGGGAGTATCATCCCGACGAGCGTGAACCCACCGATGTCGAACGCAGCACTCGTCGTCTGTCCGTTCGGGATCACGACGGTGGTAGAGATCAGATTCCCAGCGTACCCTGACTTGTTCATGATGGCTCCACGGTGAAGTTTGAGTTGTACTCGGCGCCTTCGGTAACAGTATGGATAGTTCCTTGGGCCGATGCAAATGGCAAGATTTGGTAGGTCCTGACGACCTTTCTCGCGAGCGTCACGGTGACGTCGTACCTGTCGACCCACCTCTCGTTCACGAGCTCCGGTGCGCGAGTCGGGAACCCGCACGCCGTGAACCCCATGTCGGCCGCGGTCAGCGCCTCGAGGTTTTGTGTCACCTGGAACCCGTCCACGAACGCAGAGACGTTGTCGCCCGAGTTCGGGCCGTAGAATGAGCAGACGACGTTGATCGCCTCCTGCCTCGACAGTTGCGTGACGTCGAACTCATTCATGCCGACGTACGCGTTCGCGTCCTGCGCGATGATCTGGATGTTGAAGGCTATCCAATCGACGAGGACGTCCGGCTGCTTTGGTGGTTCCACCTGGTAGGATGGCCTCACCGAAGAAGCAGGGTATCCCGAGATGCCGACGATCACGGTCTGGATGAATTGAGCGAGCGTGAGTCCACCCGGCAACGGAGTGAGCGTGGATGGTAGGTATCCTCCTGTGGCCGAGCTCATGACGGAGCCTGCCTGACTGCGATCGCCTCGCACCATCCGCCACCATAGTTGAGCCATGGCGCCGACGTTTGGACCTCGTACCTCTGATTCTGAAACAAGATGATGTCCGGGTACGCTGAAGTTTTGTCTTGGAGGATCTCGATCTTGATGAAGAACGACCTCACGTCAGCCATCCTGAGCGCCTCCGGCAACCTTTGGAGCTGCTTGAAGTTCGCCGGCTGAACGGAGCAGATCGTGTTGATCTGCTGAGGTTCCGAGACGATGTTCTCACCGTAGTCGTTCACCGAGGTCGTGCGACGAATGATCGTCGTCGGGTCCACGAAGTCAGGGTCCAGCAGGAGATCGGAGACATCAAGCTGTGCCATTTTTGCTCCTGACAACCCACGTGATCGAGTTGCGGAACTGTCCAGTCACGAGCAGAGCCTTGTCGCCCTCGAATCCACGTCGGAGGCGTCCGAGCATCGTCGAGAATGCGATGTGCTCGATGCCGAGCTGGGTATCGATGACCCTCTTCACTGAGCTCGAGGCCGCGAGTCCGGCGAGGTCCATCGTCTTCTCGATGGGGATCGCCTTGTCTCCGAGCACGGACTTGAGTCCACCCTCCATGATGTCGATGATCTTGTCGCGTGCGACGTCGAGCCCGATCGTCAGCACTGGTCTCGGTGGGATGTTGTTGATGGGAGAGCCGTACTCCGCGATGTACATGATCGCGGCGTTGCCGAACTCGTCCTGCCTCTGGTCGTCTTTCTGTGGGACTCCCACGAGGACGTCGCATGACTTCAGCTTGCGTAGCGAGTCCATGAGCTTCGTCGATGTGCCCGACTCCTTGACGGTGACCTTCATAATTGGACGCTCCCCGCACCGAATAGCAGCATGAGTCTATATAGCTGCTTCCCGTACACGGTGAGGTTCCAAAAACTCGCGTCCTTGTTCGAGGTACCGACAGAGTCATAGGTGACGTTGACGGCGCCGACCGCCTTCGACTGCGCGACACCGCCAAACGTTCCCGGGGGCCCGCCATTCGATGCGAGTCTTAGGTTTTGCTGGGCTATCACGAGTTCGTGCGCGACGTAGAGGTTGGTGGCCAGAGTATAGTTATCCTGCCACATATCTTGAGGGAGTAGGCTCTCAGCCACCGTCGCCCATAGGTCAAGCTGACCGTCCGGGTATGTGGCTGTGTTGGCGAACTCAGGAAAGTTTATTCTGAATGCCGCCTTGTCCATCTCACTCCTTGGGCTTCGATTCCTTTTTTTGCTTCTTCGGCTTCTCCTCAATCACCTCAGGCTCATCCGCTTTAATCTCTGGCACCATCGGCGGTTCAGAGATCTCGGCGTGACCATCCTTGAGGACTGACTGAAAGAACCAATGCTTTTCCAGGGAGTCATCCACTTGGGAGACACCTGGCTGGTAACTGACCCCATCGATTCTGATGGGGCGCTTGAATTTGACCTTCATGGCTGCAACTCCGTCTTAGATGCCGTCTGCGTATTGGATTGTCGTAGGGTATGGGATCTCAAGTTCGCCGAACGCCCACAGGTACGGAGCGATGAAGCGCAATCCCTGGTAGTACGCCGTCTCACGTCGTACGGGAACCATCGGGAAGCGGACGTACATCTCTTCGTTCGTGTAGACCATCATTCGGTCAGTGCTTCCTGCTCCTCGACCAGTCAGCCACTTGATCGGCTGGATGTCGAGCTCCTTGCCATTGATCTCGAGGGCGATCGAGTTCTCCTTGAGGAACTTCAGGATGGAAACGTTCCCAGCCGAAGACACCTTGAGTGAGCTGATCAGAGAGAACTGGTATGGAGGGAGTCGCAATCCGGATGGGCACACCGCGAACGCAGACGCTGACCATGAGCTCTCGAGGAGCGTGTTCACGTCCGTCAAGATCTCGTCCGGGGTTTTGTTCACCCACAGGGTCGAACCAGAAGCACCGGCAGCTACGTTTCCGTAGGTAACGCCGGCGTCGTTCAGGAGGCCAGTCGCGCTCACCTCAGAGGAACCGATGTAGACCATCTGGTCAGTGTTCATCTGATAGAGTTGATTGAATGCGTCCATCTTTTGGACATCGATTGGTTGACCAGTCAGCTGCGATCGATCGAGCTCAACCGATGTATAGCTCACTTCTCGAGCCAACAATCGGAGGGGCTTCACCAAGCGCTCACCGTTCACGCTCACGCCGGGGATGGCGGTTCCCTCTGCGGACATCCATGGCATATTGCCACCGACTCCAGGAGAAGATGCACCACCGGAAGCCGACAACGAGCCGGCGCCAGCGAATGCTGATCGGATGAATGAGGTCGACTCGTTCGACATCGTGATGCCGGAACGAAGCTTGATGTCGCGACCCCACGACACCGAGACGAGCGGCTCATAGAGGCGCCGATCCATGTTGTCGAGCTGATT